TCAATAGTCTCATTGTGCCATTGATTTATCTCAGGAAATAATTTGTGATAAGTCGCAAGGAATCTTTTAGCTTCCTTGTTCTCAAGTGCTATTGCACCCTGAGATTTCTGCAACATATTAGTTCTAAACGTTGGTGCTTTCATACCATAGTTACTTGCATGACATACCATCTTTGCCATGAAGTAATAACGCTTGTCTGCTGACCAGTTGTCACTGTCTTTAATCACAGCGTTGAGATCATCCCAACCTTTTATATTCTTTAGTTCACTTATAGGTGCTTCACAAAAATCGTCTACACTTCTGCCTAGTTGTTCTGCCCAGACATCTGGAAACAATCGCAACGCAACAAACACATGAGATTTAATTCCCTCAAGAAATAAAGTTCTAAAGTTTCCCGGTACACACAAGTAACCTACAATCATTGCTTCTGCACCAGCTTGGTCAGCCTGAACAAGAACCTTACCTTTATCTGCAATGAATAGTTTGCGAAGTTTCTTTGGTATGTTCTGTATGTTAGTACCCCAGCGTCCCAGTAATTTTCTACTAGCCAATCGAAACGTTGATGTACCTGCCAAGTTGTAAGCAGTTGTTATCCTGTCTGCCACAGGCTTGGTATACAAACCTTCGTATGGTGTATACTTTAGTTGACCAGACTCTTTTGCAATGGATCTGTATTTAAGTATGACAGATATAGATGGTAGATTATGTTTGAGTCTGTGCTGTAGCAAAGTCTTTTCATTGGTTAGATCCTTTGAAGGTTTCTTTAACTTCATATCATTATAAAGATACTCAGAAACTTGTTTAGGACTATTCGGATTTAGATCTCTACCAACCAACAAGCTTAACATTCTGCGTAGTTGTGCCTTGTACCTTTCGTTACGCATCAAGATTGCTTTCTTCTCTTCAGTGTTTATACGTAAGCCTTGACACATGGCAGTCAAGTATGGAACTACCATAGAGTTAGCCTGTTCAATTGAACCTCCAGCTTTCATCTTACCAGCAAGAGCTTCGATTGATGGCTTGATTAGTGCCATCGTCAAAACATCTTTAACGTTATAATGATACAGTTGATCGAACTGCTCTGAAGTTTGCGGATTATAACAACCTTCGTTTTTATGGTATGGTTGATCTGTATAAAGAGATATGCAATGTCCAAGAGACTTCTCAACTTCAGGAAACAATCTGTGGTGAGCCAGCATTGTGTCGTAAACTTTCTTAGGTGCAGGGATTCCATAGCGATACGCAATAACAAACAAATCAAAGAGTGCGTTGTGAATTACAACTGTGTTATCCCGTAGTGCAATTGCCAATGCCCGTAAAATTTGCGGAGTCTCATCATAGTGATAGTAGTTTATGCGTAGCATTGGTACACAATAACCTTTCCCTCCAAAAGAAAATCCAAAGCAAGTCATCTCAAGATTCGGATTCGTTTCAATATCAAAGAACATATCTTGATCCTTAGTGTTAGTTAAGATGTCTATGATCTCATCTGCTTTAGGATAAATACAATGCTCACCAGCTTGTGGATTAGGTGGAGTCTTTAGATAACCAACTGCCTTGGCAACATCACGTTGCATCCAGTGTCTCCAGTTAGATCGTTTAGTTTTACCATGTCTCTCAGTCTCGTCATACTCATACTCAGTATCATTGGCTAATGGATTGAAGTATGCCTTGCGATCAATTGCATTCTGTGGTGCGAAGGTAGCAATGTAAGCTCGACCATGAACAATCCAAGGACATCCACGTTGTCCACCTAGTCTACTGTTCTTGAAAGTTCTTAAAGCCTTCTCGCCCAACAACAAAATTACTTTTGTGTCGGGGAGAAAGCCTTCGCCCAATGTATTGAGCAACCGTATGTCGCAAGATTGTCTTGGAATGCTTAACGCATTCTGAAACAAGTGACCCGCATAGCCTGAGATTAACTCACACTTGTCGAATCTACTTGGACTTTCCAGTATTACTGTTAGACCGCTGTACGGAAGACTTGGTTTGTGTCTCACGAGCTTTGAGTGCTTGCTGTTTTAGTTTGTCTTTCAATCCATCCTTTATGTAATCTTGTAACATTAAAATTACATCATGTATACCAGAGAGGTATCCATCTGCTAATGCCTCGGCTTGGGCATCTATTGTTTTTACTCGTAACCGTTCAAGTGCTTGCGCGTTCTTCTTGTTAGTTACTTCTTTTATTATTGATTCTATTTCTTTCACGATAATTTCTCACAATACTTTCTTTTAACATAATCTGGAGTACCATAACGTTTGCGTACTTCAGCAATTCTTTGTTCCTTGTTTGGGAAATCTACTTTGTAATCCATTGTACGACTTTCCCTTCTACCGACTTCATCAGGTTTTAACCCATGCCGTCTTGCAAATTTTTTGTACGCTTTTCTGATTCCCTCAATATTACCTGAGTGAACTATATCAAAATAATTATATTTCATAAAAATAGAGAAGAGGAACTGTGTGTGTACGCTGTACCAAGCTTCCTTGCATAAGGTCTACACAAAACAATTCCCCTTCTCTTGCACGATTAGACTATGTCGTGTTCTGGTGCTGCACTAATCAGTTCCCCGGTGGAATATGCATTGAAGGTCACTGGATCACCCGTTGCTGGGTCTACCATTGCTTCTCCTTCTGCATTCTTCCTAACCATCTTCTCTGTCTTGATGGTTGCGTAGGCAGCTTTACCTTTATAGACATCACCATTAGGCTCGACAGTACCCCAAGGGTTTGACTCGTCTGAACAGTTGATCTCGAAAGGTAAATCAAGAACACGGTGCAAACGCTTGATGCGTATTGCAGCCTTCTCAATGAACACTAGGTACTCACGGAATTGCAATCCAGCAATCCGCACATCTCCCAAGTCAGGATCTTCTACTGACTCAGGTGCAACGATCTCCCATGACAAAACAACCATAGGGTTGCCAGCTTGAGAGGTACGAGTTTCTACATCCGCAACGCGGATAGTGTAGGTGTTTGAAGGTAAGAATGGCCGAGCATTCTCCTTCACGTCATTTAGGTTTATAGTAGGCATTATACTAGTTATCCTCACTTCGTGTGAGAAATTGTGACAAGCGATCAATGCAGGGACAAACCTCGATTCCCGCGAGAAAACCTGTCTGCGTCTTAATAGCAGTATGTACTTGTCTTAAATTATTAAGCATAGTATTTATCTGATGCTTTGATTACTTCGTTGAGATCATTAGGTATGTAGAGATCTTTAAACATACCAAGAGGAGTCTTCGCTGATGTCACTCCATCGGAGTTAGTCTGAAAACAATACTCAATAGCGTCTTCTGTTCGACGTACTTCAGTAAAGAGAACCATCAATAGTTCCTTCTCGATGCAGCCTTCGTGAACTCTGCCTTGAACCTTGATGCGTCGAGTATTGTACTCACCGCCTGTTGGTTGTGTGACACGCACGATCTCATCAATCGCTGTGAAGATTACTACAGCTTTCTCATTCTTAACTCTGTCAAGAATGTCACGAATAGACTTGTTGTAATATGTCCAGACATCATAACCTTTGTACATCTTTGCTGCTGTGCTAAATAGTATCTCACAATACTTTGTGAATGATTCAATCACTACAACTTCTGACTCCTTGATTGCTTTATCAATTGCCTTCTCAACATCTGGTAGTTTGTTTACCGATATAACATTGAAGTTCTTAGCTTCCTTGAATGGGAAACCTTTACGCTCAAGGTCAATGATAGTTGTCTTGTCTGGCGGCAAGTTGCGAAGTGATGTTGATTTGCCAGTTCCGCTTGAGCCAACAACACCTATAATGGGTTTATTCATATTACTGTTATTTCTATGTGTTTCGTTGTTTTCTTTTCAACGTTTGGCCAAGTGCCTTCAATAAGCATTTGACCGATCAATCCATAGTTTGCTATGTCTTGAAAAGTATCTTTAAGTGACTCGTGATTTGGTTCATTACCAGATTCAAGAATGTTCTTGAGCCTGAAGATCTTATCAACAAGTCGTGTCTTCAATCCCATCAAGCCTTCAGTTGAAATGTTCATGGGTCCGTAATCAAGTTGCTTTGAATCAAGTAACCTCACACAATCAACAGCGTTGTAAAATGCTGTAAGACCTGCGAGTGTGTTCAACTCAAAGTTGAGTTCTGCTTGTGCTTCTTCACCGTCCATAACGTTTAGTGTTTTCTTTACTTCTCTCTCGAAACTATGCATTGAAGTTTAATGGGTTATATAATTTAGTATAAAAGTCGTTCTCAATCACAGCTTCACCAAAGTCGCCAGCGTTACAGATTCTTGCAAACTTGCACATACCAAACTTGGTTTCACAACAATTGAAATTGGGTAGGAAATAATTCTTATCTTCCTTGATGTTCTTGGTTAGCAGCTCAACAAATTTGACAATGGTTTGTGTCAAGTGCTGTTCAAAGTATGCCAACTTATCATCTGAGTAGTCAAGTATCGGACTGCGTTGGAACTTATTCTTGCCTGTTCTTGATAAGAATATGCCATTGATAACTGCTTGGTAATTTCTGTCAGGAAAAAGCTTACGCATAACTAAAGTGTAGAGCATGATCTGTGTAGACATTCTGTATGTATCCAAGTATCTGTCTACTGCTGTGACTGCGGTTGATTTGTGATCGCATATAACATTCTGACCAAAGTATGTGCCAATGAAATCTATTGTACCGCAAATGATAACGTCAATAAACCCGTTGGTGTAGAAAGGAAAACCAAACTTCATCTCTAACAACGCCTTGCCTTCATGCTTCTCAACTTTAAGACCATCAACATCTTGATAAGTATCGAAGTATTGTGTGAGACAATTGGCCAAGTGTCCTGCGGTTCTCCAATCAGAGTCAGGAATTACAATCTCAGGATTAGAATAGTGAGTGAGTCCTTCATTCATTGCCTCTGCTCTATCACCAGTCTCATAGAAAGTTTCTAGTGCTTTGTGGTACGCAGTACCGTATTCCATCTTGTGATTCATGTAACTACTACGCAATCCACGGACTGTAGTGTAGTAGAATTTCAAGTCACAGGCAGACTCCTTGTATGCAGATGCATCAATGCGGAGAATGTAACGATCGTCAGCTTTTTCTAGTTTAATCAATTTTAATTTTGCCCCTTCTTTTCTTCTGTATCTTTAGTTCTTCTAGCTCATCTGGCAGTGTCAACTTGAGGTATGGTGCAAGATGCTCCATCAGTTTTGAATCTGACATAGATTCTAGTTCATCAACTGACACTTCAAGTAGTTGTTCTATTGTCATTTAATTGATGAGAAAATTGCTGCGGCCAAACCAGAAACAAACCATAACATAAAAAGAATTGCAGCGATATTGAATAGTATCTCAATCATTTCATTATCCTGACGTATGAATCAGTGATGTCTACTTCTGAGTCTTCAGTGACTAGATTGTAAATGAATTCCCTGTCAGCTTCATTGACTGATACATTACGCTCAAACAATTCTGACTCTGGTGCTGTCTTATACCATGTCTCTAAATCATTCTTCCATGTGATAGAATCATTGTACTCATAGTCCAATGC